CAGGACAAAGACAAACAATAGTTTTAAATAAATCTCTTATTTTACTAAGTTCTACTTCTGTGTGAGTAAAAAATTCTTCTGATGGCTGCCATTCTACAACAGTGCCATTAGGGAAACCTACAGTTTTAAAACTATCACGTCTATTAAAAACACCCTCTACAAAACAACAATGTTCTGCTTCTCCATCTCTGTAAGTATATACATCTAACCGATGTGATAAAAACGTTGTTATTTTACTACCAATACCAAAAGAACCTAATGAGGTTCCTTCATAGGTTCCGTCTTCACGATATTTTCCAGAGGTATTTAATACACTAAATGCTGCTTCAAGGATGGTTTTTCCATCTTCTCTGAAGCTATTGGGAATAAAACCCTGTCCATAGTCTTGGACTCTAATTTTATCTCCATCAATAGTTACGTCAATTTCATTTCCGTGACCAAGACGATACTCATCGACAGCATTTGAAATAATTTCAACCAATAACTGAGTTGAATAAGTACAATCACCTGCATATACTTGCGGCCGGAGTCTAGTGAATTCAAGGGGTGAAAGTGATTCAATACTATCTTTTGTATATAAATGGTTATTATTCATTATTTTTTTCCTCATAAATTCCTTCAATATATGCTTCTATTTCAAACAAACTAAAATTTTCATTTGAATCTATGTTTAATCCATATTTCTGTTCCATATTTTCTATAATTTCTTTCCAAGTTATTTATTTTAACTCTTTGTTTTATTATATAATATATTATAACATAATTTTTTAAATTTGACAAGTTTTTTCAGAAAGGCTTATGTTAATATGATTTTTTAATATAAGATTTGTAAATTTTGGCACATCTGCCGCAGCAAGAGCATCAGCTAATTCGTTTCCTATATTACCTTTATGTCCCTCAACTTTAATTATATAAATTTGATTTATGAAAAAATTTATATTATAATATTTATATAAAGATAAAATAATATCTAAATTTTTAACAGTTTGATTTTTATTATTTTTCCAATTGTTTTTGCTCCATGAATAAATCCAAGAGGTGAGAATATTTATACAATATGCTGAATCAGAATATATAGTTGCTTGTTGATTTTTATATTTTGTATTTAATAATTCAAATGTTTTTAAAAATGCTTTTAATTCCATTTGATTATTAGTTACATTATCGAACTGTTCTTGATACGCATCAATTAAATTATAAGATTCATCAAAAATCACAATGCCAAAACCGCCTTGTGAATTTTTCTTCCCATTTCCGCGACAAGAACCATCTATATAAATATATAACATACAAAAAACTCCTTAATTATTTTATTATATATTATATCATAAATTCTTATATTTTTCAATATAAACAAAAAAACAGGTGGTTAACGACTTTAGTCGTTAATCCACCTGTTAAAATTATCGTGTTAAATAAGCTTTCTCACAGAAACCTGTATATCCATCATATTTAACATAGTACCAATCATTGGTATAATAGCCGTATGATTTTACTTGTGCTCCCTTTGGCATTACTAAAATAATGTTTCTATTTGGCCCCGCACCAGTGCGAAGATTAAGCTTTGCTGTTGTTGTATAAATTCCAGCAATATTTTTATTAAAAGATCTTGCATAATCAACTTTAATTTTTGCAATTTTTTGTTCTTTAATAATTTCATTGACAACATTCTGAACAGCGTCATAATCATATCCTGCGGCCTTAAGTTTATTTTCACGATCAGTACCGTTGCCCCACTTACCATCAATTACCTATTTTGCAATTATTCTGTTTAAAACTTCAATTAATTTAGCTCTTGATTGCGGGCCGTAAATACCATCAACAATAATTTTATTATCTTTTTGAAATTTCTTTAAAGCAGCAAAAGTATAATCGCCAAAAAATCCATCGACGCCGCCGCAAGAATACCCTGCCTTAATTAACATTGTTTGCATTTTTTTAACAAAATCATTTACCATACCTTTTGTTAAACTTGTGGGTTCTGTTTGTGGCTACTCGTCGTATTTAGGATAACCATACCATAAATTTGTAGCACTTCTATTATATCTATGATATGCAACCATATTTCCGCTGTTACCTTCAATAGTATATACATATTTATCATCAAAATCATATACTAATCCAGTATGTACTAAATTATTTGCTGAATTACCAAAGAAAATTTGAGCACCAATTTTTGGTTCTCTTCCTGCTTGCTTTTTAGCAGCATAAAAACCATAAGAGAAAATGCATCCTGCACCAGTGGATTTTTCAGGTTGGCAAAGCAGTTCTAATGCTTTTTTATAACCAAAAGCAGTTAAGAAACACCAGTCAACGAACATGTCACACCATTCAAATCCATTTTTCTTTCCATTATACCAATTAGGATATTTTGTATCAAAATCTCTGGCATATTTAGTATAGTTTGCGGCGCCCGCATTAGCGTTTTTATCATCAAGATTGGCATTGCTGGCCTTTTCTTTATAACCGACTTCTGCCTTTGCAATGGCAATTACTTTTGCGGCAGTAGCTAACTAAGAAGTATTATTAATTGTAGGCATTATTTAACCTCCTCTATAAAAAAGATATAGGGGTGATTTTACTCACCCCTAATATGGATCATACTTTTAAAGCAGTTTTATTTGTTTTTGGTTTTGGTTGCTTATAAGTCATAGCTAAATCGCTATCAGTTAAACCTGCTGTTGTTGGATCATTACAAGCATTCCAGACTGATACTACAATTAAGCCAAGAACATAAGGATTTTTTAAAGCGTCAAGCAATATTTGGAATAGAACACTCCAAGAGGTGAGATCTTGCAATGTAAGTCCCATGTATGCAAGAAGTGGCGTTAAAATAGCAAGAATTATTTGAACAATAAATACAGGATTTTTAAATCTTATTTTAAAATTCACTTTAGCACCTCCTATTATAAAAAAATAATCTTTAAAGGATGACCCTCTAAAGATTATAAAAATTATTTAAAATGAATTATTTAATTTTGTCCTTCATATTTAATTTTAAAATCCTGAATAATTTCTTCTATTGAAACTGGAAAACAATTATGAGCATCAACTGCTACATTATACGAGCCGCAGGGCTCAAATAGTTCTTTTGAGTGAGTGTGTCCAGAAAGAGACAAGGTGCGTTGTTTTAATGGTTTTATATAATCATCAAAATTTGTGGTGCAAGTAGGAAAATGACTAAGATAAAAATGATATTTATTATATTTTAAAATTGTTGCATAACCAAGAATTTCTACTACATTATTGCATTTAGACATAGCTTCTTTGCGGCGGTCGGTATCGTGATTACCCCAAATGAGATGAATTTTGCCAGGAAGCTGATTAAAAAGATTTATTCCTGATTCAAGTTCACTAAGAAAAGTGTCTCCAAGAAGATATAAATCATCTTCATTTGTAATAACTTGATTAAAATTTTTAATAATTGTGTCGTTCATAGAATCAACATTTTCAAAACCACGATATTTATAAATAAAATCTTTTGAATGTTGTAAATGCAAATCTGAACTAAAATATATCATTAAAGAGGTTCTCCTTTATAAAATAACTTATCTATCTCACTATTATAATAATAAATTCTATAAAACCCCTCATTTAAAGAAGGCTCAACGAACTGTGCGTACATGCGGCGAACCTGCTTTTCAGGAACATAAGCACGGGTCCCGCGCCGCATTTCATTTCTGTTAAGACAAGTTTCTAAATTCTCGCATATCCAAATTACATTTGCATGATTGTATCCTTTTACATGATCAAGTAACCATTTTCTTGATTTTGGAGTTAAAGAAGTTTGATCCACAAAAACATCCTTGCCAGCCGCAAGTGCTTCATTGATCTGTTTCCAAAAAATTTCAACTACTTCATCTTCGTGTGAAAAATAATCCTCTTCAGGCTTCACAATAGCAAATCTAATTGCATCACGAGAAATAATAACAGAAGAATCTTTTTTAATTCTATTTTTAAGGAAGGTAGATTTGCCCGCACCGGGGACGCCGCACATTAAAAATAAATCTGCCATATTAAATAACTCCTTGCTGTTTTAATTTTCCTCTAAAAATTCTATAAGGTTCTTTTCTATTGCCATGCTCATCAAAATTATGGTATTTCATTTCAAGTTGAAAATCTTCAAGATTGTAGTCACTATACATGGATCGCACTTCTGCATGATTCCACATTTCACCACAATGAATACAATATAATTTCTTCAAGTGGCCTGGACCTCGATACTGGCCAAATTTTCTTGGAATACCAATGCCCTTTTGTCCGCATTTAGTACAGTACATATCTGAAATTACAAAACCATTTGCTCTTTTGCCCATAATAATACACATCCTTTCTTTATTTTCTATATATATTATAACAAAAAATAAATAAAAAAACAAGTGGAGATTTTTTATATCATCCACTTGTTTTATTTTACTGGTGATATTTAATAAGATAATTTGGTGATACGCATTTAAAAGAACGAGTTCCATCAAGAGATCTAAATACAATACCTTCGCGCATATCTCCATCAATAACAGAAGTGTCACTGTCTACATAATTTCTTAATTCATCAATTGTATCTGGCAATACATAATGTTCATTAAGAATAGGAACACAGGGGATACCATAATATTTTTCAAGAAGATTTTTCATATTTACTGAATTCCAACGACCTTCTTCAGAAGTAATAAAATTAAAAACCATAAGGTTTCTTTCGTTCATATGATAATTACGATTTTGTACTTTTGATCCATAACATTCGCCCTGAATAGTAATC